CGGGGAGTCTCACGGATGTGACATCCGTGCCGCATTAGCGGTGGGGAGTAGCTTTCGCTATATTCCGGTGGCCGAAGTAGGCAACCGGTCTTATGTCCGTTATCTCCTCCTCAAATGAGTATCTGAGGAATAAAGGAGATAGAACATGTCCAAGCGTGGAACACGGAAACGAACCATCAACAAGTTCGGAAACGTGTCCAAATGGGGTACAACATTTTCGGGGTCTTTCCCCTCCGAGAGGAGGACAAGGACGTCGGGATGGAGTACCATTGCTCGAACGAGACAAGTCGTCAGTAAGGAGAAACCCATTTCTGGGAATGCTCGTATTGATAAAACTGGATGGAGAAATCCAACCCAGTTTCGCGCTTATGTGATCCAGCAAATTGCTGGGCCCGCTTTCGATTACACTGTAACGAAGGCTAACGGCGTGGACTTCACACAGCACAGGGGAGCCCAAGGCTTCTTACCCGATAGTGTCGTGACTTTCACGACAGGTGTCAGTGGCGCTGGTTACTTTCCCAGAACGTCACTAAACTTGGCAAATCGTGCCACTACCGAGTGTCTGAATAAGCTCAAAGATGGAGTAGGCAGTTTAGCCGAAACCATCGCTGAGATTAACCAGACTATAGGGCTGATGACCGAAACGATATTCGAAATGTACGACATTGCTGCACTTGTCATGCGGCGCGGTCGTCCAGGACGTATAAAGAATCGGTTTCTTCGTTCGAAGAGGAAACACCAAAACCTCGATTGGGAGTTCTTCAGAAAGAAGGCTTCCGAAAGATGGCTTGAGGTGCATTATGGGTGGTACCCTCTTGTGGGCGATCTTATAGCCTACATGAATGCTATCCAGAATGGGTTACCTAAACTGCGGACATCCGCGGTTAGGAACCTTTCTGAAAATCACGGACTCCCATCTAACACGGGAAACTCTGACCCTTACTTCTTCAGTGTAACTGGAGAGGTGAAGTCGGGGTGTAAAGTTCGTGCCGACGCTAAGATTGTTAGTCCTGGGATTGCATTGTTAGACTCTCTTGAGTTGATCAATCCTTTCCAGTTAGGATGGGCATTGTTGCCTTACTCCTTCGTCATTGATTGGTTGATACCGATCTCTAACGTGATGAAGGCGCTAACAGTCTCTGCTGGCCTAGAGCTCCTTGGGGTCTCCACTACTAAGTGGACTAAATGTGATCTCAAGGTGCGGTGGACTCTCTTCGATGGCGTAAGCCTGAAAGGAGAACCCATAACCGCTCAGCTAAAATCTTTGTCGACCTATAGGACGGCATCGAAAAGCTGGCCATGGCCTGCATTGTACATGAAGTCACCATTTAACACGACACGTCTCGTAACCGCGATAGCGTTACTCATGCAACTCAAGTGAGCTGCAATCATAGGAGGCCATCATGGCTGCACTACAGAGCGTGGTCCTTACGGACCGCACTCCGGTCACTCCGGTGAACCACACCTTTGTCCCTCGTGACGTCAAAAATGGCACAGGACTGGTGGTGAACACTGCGGGTGTACCCGTGGGCGAAGAGAAGCTCACGATTTCGATGCGGAAAGTCGGATCGAAGTTCAGAGGGAGCCTGACGATGGCTCTCCCTG